ACCTTTTAGCATCTGCAAAAAAACTGGCAGATTTACGAATCCAAAATATATAAAAAAATAATAAAGATAAAAATCTCACAGTATTCGTACAGAGTTGACAGCACGGAAAGACGGCAATTTTTTTTTTCACACAAACAAACACACTTTTTATGAAAAACACACTTTTTGCCCTACTGCTTTTGACTTCAGTTGTAACCTTTGGACAGTCACAAAAAAACTATTACTGTATTCAGGTTACTTCTACTGAGAATCCACACTTGTTAAAAAAGGATTTTTTTAGTATCTTACCATTCGACACGGCTTATTGTGAAATTGCTATTATCAATGATAAGGTCATGTATAGAGTTATGTTTGTCTACGAGGATAAGGACCAACAGAAGCTATTCTTTCACTTGTGGAAAATGGACTTCCCAGATGCGCTAATGGTCACGCGTAAAGAATGCGAATACAAAGAAATGTTTAAATTATTTGAAGACTTAAAAATATAATGGCAGACATAACTAAATGTAAAGGTACTGGATGCCCAGTAAAAAAACAATGCTACAGATTTACGGCAAACGATAGCGGTAACCGACAATCTTATTTTGCTAATGTTCCATTTTATGTAAATGAGACTAAAGGCGATAAGATTAAGATTGACTGCGGAATGTACTGGGGGAAACTTAAAGAACAAATATTTGATTTATTCCATAAAAAACCTTTAGACTAATGGCTAAAAAATACACGGTATACTTTGAACTATACGGTAAAAAAATGAAGACTGAGGTTTACGCTAAAGACTCAGTCGATGCAAAGAAGGTTATTAAGGATAAGATAATATTTCACAAGATAGAGGCTGATCATAGCAACGATGTCAAAGATATTTTTGATAGCTTTCCAGATGACTTTAAAACTATCTTTGGATTATGACAAAGAGATAGATAGATATAATTTTTTATGTGTTTTAGTGATTGCCCTTGCAAGTTTTTTGCAGGGGTTTTTTGTGTTTATACAAATCATTATTTTTTAGAATAAGCCAAATATAATTTTGTACTATGGCTGATACTTATAATGACTATCCGAAGGCTGCGAGTGAGAATGCTAAACGCGCTTTAAAGTGGGTTGAAGAAAATGGTTGGGGTACTTGTGGCGAGGCAACTGGCAAGTCACGCGCACACCAGTTAGCAAATAAAGAAAAGATTTCACGAGATACGATTGCAAGAATGGCTTCTTTTAAGAGGCATCAACAGCATAAAGATGTTCCATATAATGAAGGTTGTGGCGGTTTGATGTGGGATGCGTGGGGCGGTACTGAAGGTGTAGAATGGGCGATTAGAAAACTTAAAGAAATAGACAAAGAAGCTGTAAAGAACATGACAGAAATAGACATAATTGGAGCAATAGATCAATTCACAGAAGCTAATGCTCAAAGTTTGAAAGCTGAACTTGAAAACGCTAACGGCTTAGATGTTACTTTTAATATTGCATCGGAAGGCGGTAGTTACTTTGAGGGTTTGACTATGGCGGCCATGATCAGTAGCTACAAAGGTAAGACTACTGCAAAGGGAATAGGTATTGTTGCAAGTGCGGCAACGGTTGTATTCTTAGCAGCGGATGAGAAGGTTTTAACTTCAAATAGCTTTTTTATGATACATTCGGCATGGTCTGGTGCTGAAGGAAACGCAAAGCAAATATCCAAAACTGTTGAATTGCTTAATAGAGTAGATGAACAAATGGTTAACATCTACACGGCCCAAATGGAAAGCAAAGGCAAGTTGATCAATAATAGTATTGAGGATACTAAAGCCTATGTAAGAAATATGATGTCAGAAGAGACATGGTTAACGGCTGAAGAGGCTGTCGATTATGGATTTGCTGACTACATTATGGATGAAGCACAAATACCTGATTATAAAAGTTACGAAGCGGTATTCAATAAGGTACGCGCTGAATCTAAATTTAAAAACATTCCTAAAATTAAAAACAGTATGAACGACAAAAAAAGTCTACTTCAAAACATCGCGTCTGTTTTTGGTTTCAAAGCTGAAATTGTCGAAGAAAAAGATATGACAGTTATTGAAGAGCCAAAGGCGGAAGAGATGGAAATTGAAATCGAAAAAAGTTTTGACGATTACACTCCAGAGGAGAAAATCGAATACTTTAGAAAGAAAATAGCTGAACTTGAAGCTGAGAAGGAAGCAATGTCTACCGAAATGGCTACCATGAAAGAGCAGGTTAAATCTTTGGAGCATGGTATGAAAGAGAAAGAGGTAGTTATCGAAAGCATGGACAAAGAGATGGAAGAGGCTAAGGCTAAAGCATTCGCTAAAATTAGTTACAAATCAGAAAGCGCAGGAACATCTGTAAAGAATAAATTTACTCAAGACCAGATTATCCAGGCTTCTTCGTTTATCAAATCATTGTTAAATAAATAAACTCTAAAAAAATGGCTTTTAATAAAGAAAACTTTTATGCAGAGGGAAATAGTCAAGAATTCTTCTTTACAAGAACTAACCCTTTAGCTAATCCTGCAAACGCTGAAATCTTAAAGATTAAGCAAACTGGTTGTTGCGGAACTGACTTAGCTTTAGTTGCTGAATACAGTTACAATGGTATGGGTCAAACTTTTGAAATTGACTTTGATTCTCCTACTTCTGATATCGATTCACGTTATGTGAAAGTTGTAGTAACTGATGGACAAGGAAACTTTGCTACTGCGGTAGGAACTGGAACTGTTAGTTCACTTTCAGTAGATGTTGCTAACTTAGATGTATCTGTTACATGGACTGTATCTGTAGTAATTGAGGTTAACGAAAACGCTTCTGTTAACTGCCCTTGCATGGTTGAGTATACATTCCCTTACTTATCATTTGCAGGAACTGTTACTGTTGACACTACAACTCTTTACGCTGCGAGAATTGCAGGTTTTGAAGCTGATGGAACAACTGCAATTGCTGACGGTGGCACTTATGACTTAGGTAGCTTTGCCGCTGGTGGTTCAACTGAAAAATTCAGCGTAGTATTTAAAAATACTGGCGAATCAGTTTTGACTATTAGTTCTGTTACATTCTCTGGTGATGTTTTAGCTTTCACTTTACCTAATTTTGCTGGTGTTGTTTATCCTAACCAAACAGTAACATTATCTGGTGATGTTGATGCTTCAGGTATTGCAGGTAGCTACACTGGTGCTTTGGTTATCAATAGCGATGGTGTGAATGCAACAGCTTATAACATTACTATTGATTACACTTTAGCTTAATTTAATTAACTCTTAAAACTTAAAAATAATATTATGGCTATATATGAAAACGGTCAGTTCAATATCAATTTGATTGGTGAGCAGGCTCAAGAACTTTTACTAAAACCAGTATTCTTTGATGCTGAAGTAGATGAGATTTTCGATACTATGTTACTTGTTAACAAGAAGCAAAATATCGGTTATGTAGGTGCTATGGAAAATATCCTACAACTTGGCGATGGTTGTGGATGGACTCCTAAAGGTTCAATGTCTATCTATGAAAGATGTATCGAAACTGAATTTGTAAAGGCAAACGTAGAACTTTGTTTTGATGAATTTAAGGATACAGTTTACAAGCAATTGCTTAAAAAAGGAACTCAGATTGATAACCTTGAAGGTACTATCTTCATGGACTTATTGTTACTAAGAATGCAACAAGCGGTTAGAAAACAAGCCCTTTTACTTTCTTTCTTCGGTGACAAGTCAAGTGCTAACAACGATGTAAATATCGTAGATGGTATGTGGTCTGTTTATATCCCTAACTTGGTTGCTCTTAACTTAGTTCCTTATATCAATTCTAACTCTGGTGTTCCTTTGGGAGCTGGTGATGGTATTGACTTACTTCAAGCTGTTTGGGAAAATGCTTCTAACGTATTGAGTGCAGTTCCTGAAGCTGAGAAAGTGATGTTAGTATCTGCTAACGTTTACAGACAATATTTAGTTGACCTACAAAACAACGGTATTTCTTCTAATATGCACTTAGAATTGTTAATGAACGGAACTTCCAGATTGACATTCAATGGTATCGAAGTTAAGCCAATGTATGACTGGCAAGGTTACGCTTCAGCTTATCAAGGTATCAACGATGCTAACTATGTACTTTACACTAAGAGAGATAACTTAGTAATGGGTACAGATGTTACTTCTCCATTGAACCAAGTTCAAGCTTGGCAGGATTGGGAAACTGAGAAATTAAAAGCTAAAATCAAATTCTATTTAGGCTTCAACTATAAGCATAACGAATTGATTACTGTAGCATACTAAAAAAATGGAGGGTTGAAATATACCCTCCTATATTCTTTAATTATAATAAACTAATAATATATGAGTTGTTTAACTTCAGGTGTTAGTGTTAGTTGTTCTACAAGTTGCTCAGGCGGTTTAAATAAATTCTGGTTGGCATCTATCGGAGACATAACTTCACTTACATTTACTTCAGGTGAATTAACTGCTATCACTATGAATGGTGTAGCTAAATTTTATGAGTTCACTCCTTACCAAGAAACTGGTAGCTGGGTTGAAGCTGGTGAAAGAGTAAACTGTAATACAGTTGTTACTCAGACTTTGACTGGTGTATTTCCTTGTCACTCTCAGGATGTAAAAGATGCTATCGATGAACTAAAGGCTTGTTGTTGTGGATTCGTGGTTATTCACGAAGAGAACAATGGTTCTAAATGGATTTGGGGCGTACCTCAATCTTTGAGCAATAACGGTGTTCATTTCCCAGCACAATTGACAGCATTCGAAACAACAACTGGTACTGCTATCAATGACCAGAACCAAGCATCTATAACTTTGGTTTCTCGTGGTACTGCTCAAGCATGGCCAGTAGACCCTGCTGTTGTTATTCCAGTTTAATCTCTTGCTTTGTTCGTTATATATCGGAGGGGGTGTTAAAACCCCCTTTTTAAAATTTTAAAGATATGTTTAAAGTAGACGAAAAATTCCTTAACGGTTTTGTTGTTTGTTCAAAATTTAAGGTTAACTTAAAGGATGCAACTCAAGAGCAGTTAGAGCATCTATATCATTTGGGTCATGAGGCTATAATTGTGGATAAGAAAAAAGTAAAAAACAAACAAGTAGACAATCTGGAATATGAAGAAATCAAATCTGAGGGCGAATAGACCCAATGTGAAACCTCCAACTCAGAACAAAGTACACGCGTGGACTGGTGTTCAACTTGGCGTTCGCCCTTTTTTAGTTGATGACATTTTTCGAGAACCTACAAAAGAATTTCTCGATACAACGGTTGTAGAGTATTTACCATTTAATACCTATGACCTTTGGCGATTAGATAGACTTCAAGCTATCTGTAATAATTCAACTACTACAGCATCAATTATACAACAAAAAGTAAACTACGCAACTGGTGATGGGTTTTACAGCGTACCTGCTGCTTCTCTTAATGTCCTTTCAAGTGTTAAGGAACAATTGGTTGATCAAGCGCAAATAACAATGCAGCAAGAAATCGAACTAAATGATTTCTTAATGAATGTTAATCCAGAGAATGAAAGTATTGAAGAACTAAGTACAAAGATTTTTAAAGACTTTGCAAGTTTTGGAAATGCTTTTATAGAACTGCAAAGAATCAAAGTAGGTAAGACGTTAAAATACACAATGCGTTTGCTACCTATTACATGGTGCAGGCCTAAGAAGGCAGCAAAAGATGAACTTTATCCTACTCATATTGGTATTAGTTCAGAATTTGAGCAACACTATGTGATCACACCGAAAGATCCTATCGACTTACCTTTATTTCCACATTTTGAAAAGTTCGATGGTGTGGAAAAGTCTATTATACATTTAAAGAATTATGAACCTACATTGGTTTACTGGGGAATACCTGACTGGATAAGTGCTAAAATTTGGTCTGAGTTAGAATATAGAATACCAAAGTTTAATCAAAGTAAATTTGAAAACGGATTTACTCCAAGTGCAATTATTTCACTTTATGGTTCAACCAATCAAGAAGAGGCACAAGAAGTAGTTAGAGCAATGAGAGATTGTTTTACTGGTACTGGAAATAATTCTAAGATGTTTATTCAAGCTTTGAGAGATAATTCTTATAAGTCAGATGTACAAATCTTAAATAATAGTTACGATGGTGAGTTTATGCAATTACAAGCACTTGCTCAACAAGCAATAGTTTCTGCTCATAGATGGACTATGAGTTTAGGAGGTTTTAATACTGCTGGTAAACAAGGTACTAATCAACAAACAAGAACTGAGTTTGATATTGTTTATAATACTGTGATCAGACCTACTCAAAGATTATTTTTGACTAAGTTTTTGAATCCAGTAATTCAAGACGCTGGAAAATTCTTTGGGAAAGACTGGTCAAATATTGCTTTGGATATTGCTAAATCTATGCCTACATCTTTTGCAGGTGATTTAGATATAAAAGCTATATTGACTCAAGATGAACAAAGAGCAGAAATAGGATTCCAACCTTTACAAAAAGAAAATTTAGGCTTAGATACACAACCTTTACCTGAACAAACCTTAGGCGCATAATGAGTTTAATTAAACCACAAGAAGTAGTCAATACTGGCATATATAGAGCAGCTCCAGTTAATACGAGATTCGATATTAACATTATCAGTCCGCATATACAAAGTGCTGAAGAGCGTTTTATAGTTCCTATTTTGGGAACGTCTTTGTATAATGACATGGTATTGAATCAAAATCCTTTAGTGAGTAACTATAACCCTGATGCTGGTCCAATAGTTTTGAAATTCCCTACTAAACCAGCCTATGAAGCGTTATGGGCTACCTACGTTTTAAGATACTTAGGTTATGTTATTTACTACGAGGCTTTGCCCTATTTAACATTCCAAGTTAGTTCTAAGGGTATCTTTACTAATGATAGTGAGTTTGCTTCTAATGGCGGTTTGGCATCGGTTAAATTCATGCAGGATAACACACTTCAGAAAATAGATAATTTAAAACCTTTAATAGAAAAATACCTTTGTGATAACAAGACTACTTTGCCTTTGTTTGACTCTAAACATTGTGACTGCCATAGCTGTGAGAATGATGATAATTGCGGTTGCGGTTATGGTCATGAGTGCGGTTATTTTTTAAGAGCAGGATTCTATTGCAGAACTTGCAGAACGCGAAAAAACAATTCTACAAATATAATATTATACTAAAATGAATATAGTAAAACAGTCAACTGGTAACGTAGTTTTGACAGATAACTCTGGAAACATCGTTAAGGTATTTGTAATGGTTAACGCTTTGGATGTTGTTAGTTCAAATGAGATCATTATCAAATATGGAATGAATCAATGGACTACACTTTTTGCGGACCAGATAGATAACACTCAAATAGAACCCGCTGCAGCAGTTCCTTTTAACGGTAACGCTTACGCTTTAGTTACTCTACTTAGTAGCTCTTTTTTTTTTGAGTTAAGTGGGGGCGGTGGCAGTCAAGATTTAGAAGATGTTTTAACTATTGGTAATTCAGCTGGTGCATTAAGTATTGATTTAAATAATAATGACCTGCTCAATACTGATAAGATAGACTTTAATTTAGCGACTACGGACACGGCTGGAGTTGGTCAGCTTGTTTGGAATGATAGTTTAGGAACTTTAAACTTAGGTCTTAAAGGTGGCACTACAATTTCAAATTTAGGTCAGCATCTTCATACAAGAGTTGTTAATAAGACTTCACCTTTAGTTCCGCTAACAAAGGCTGGTTATGAAGTTGTAATTGTTTCAGGCGCACAAGGGCAAAGGTTAGCAGTAAAAAAAGCACAAGCAAATAACAATGCTAATAGTGCAGGTACACTTGGTGTTGTTTGTGAAAATATAGCAGTAAATCAGGAAGGCTTTATTTGTTCAGTCGGTCAAGTAACTAATATCAATACAACTGGGTCTTTACAAGGTGAGACTTGGAACGATGGCGATTCTCTTTATTTAAGCGGTACTACTGCAGGGGCAATAACAAATGTAAAACCTACAGCACCCATTCACGAAGTAAGGATAGGATATGTTGAATATGCTCACGCTATCAATGGCAAAATCTACGTTAAGATTGACAATGGTTATGAATTGGATGAACTACACAACGTAAGTATAAATCCTTTGACACTTGCAAATAATGATGTACTAACTTATGAAAGTTCATCATCACTTTGGAAAAATAAAAGATTACCTGTAGAAATTCAGTTAGCTGCATCGGATGAAACTACAGCATTGACAACGGGAACGGCAAAGGTAACATTTAGAATTCCACACGCTATGACATTAACTGGTGTTCGTGCATCGCTTACAACTGCACAAGCATCGGGTTCTATTTTTACCGTTGACATAAACCAAAGCGGTAGTTCTGTTCTCGGTACAAAGCTAACCATTGACAATACAGAAAAAACATCTGTTACTGCTGCTACTCCTGCTACGATAACAACATCTGCGCTAACTGATGACTCTGAGATAACTATTGATATAGACCAAATAGGTAACGGAACTGCAACTGGTTTAAAAATAACTTTAATAGGTGTAAGATAATATGATAATCAATCCATATATATTTGTAAGTTTTGACCCTGATGCACAAGCATTTTTTACGGCTACAGGAATAACAAATCCAACGCAAATGAATGCAGTTAATCAGTTAGTTTTATCTTTAAAAAGTAATTCACTTTGGACTAAATGTATTGCTATTTATCCTTATGTAGGTGGAACGGCAACCACTCACAAGTTTAATTTAAAAAACCCTTTAGATACTAATGCAGCATTTAGGATTCTTTGGGCTGGAGGTGTTACTCATAATGCTAATGGTGTTACTGGAAACGGTACTAATGGTTATGGCGAAACTTATATACAACCATCAAGTCATTTAATATTAAACGATACTCATATAGCTTTTTGGAGCAGAACAAATAGTACACAAAATGCATCGAATGCTGAAATGGGTATTGCAGATGGAACATTAAATGCTTCATTAAGGATTTGTTCAAGAAATGGTTCTAATCAATCTATATATTCAATAAATGATAATACAGTAGGAATAGCAACATCAATAACAGATTCAACTGGTTTTTGGATTGTTTCAAGAACTGCATCTAATTTAAGAAAGTTATATAGAAATGGAAGTTCTATAAATTCAAGTACAAATGCTTCTGTAGCAAGGTCTACATCTACGATACCAGTCTTAGGTCAAAAAACAGCTACTAATACAATGAATCATTATTCTATTAAAAATTTTAGCTTTGCTTCTGTAGGAACTGGAATAAATGATGCTGATGCTTTGGCTTTTTATAATATTGTTAATACTTTCAATACAGCTTTAGGAAGATAATTATGATTTACGTTTATTTACTTACAGATTTACAAAAAGATGACCTTATAGGTCAATGGTATGCTCCAGATAGTTATTTTAATCCTATTCAAGATGCTAATGATGACTGGGTTATTTCTACTGAAGAAGTTGACTATTGTGTTAATCCTGAATTGCAATGGGTTAAAGATTTACCACTAATTGAATTTATACCAAAAGAATTTTAAATAAAATGAAATTATTAAACGATACTTTGAGCGTACTTCATACGGTACTATTAACTCTTATAACATTCTTTGCTCCTATTCACGGAGTTATTTTGACTGTGATTAGCTTTGTCCTATTCGATACTGCTATTGCTTACTGGAGGGTTAAAAAGACTGGTGTTAAATGGACATCTAAAAAGTTAAGAGTAGGCTTGATTCAAAAGTCTATTACCTATGTAGCACTTATTGTATTGTTTTTTTTAATGGATAAGTTTATTTTAAATGAATTTGTAAAAACTTTTGTAAATATTGATTATTTTCTAACAAAAGCGTTAACTTTAATTTTCATTTTTATTGAGTTTACTTCCATAGATGAGAGTTATACTATTGTCAGAGGTAAAAGTATCTTCCAGAGCCTAAAAGAATTGATAGGTAAGGCCAATGATATAAAGAATGATCTGAAGAATAAGAACGAAGATAAAGAAATATAGAAATAGACCATGTTTAATTGAGAGGGTAGCCCCGTAAGGCTATCCTTTTTTTTATTTATTTTTTAAAAAAGATAACAAAAGTTTTGTTTATATGAAAAGTCTTTTTAAATTTGTGAACACTTTTAAACAATCGGTCATGGAAACGCAATACACAGAAGAGCAACTAATCGAATTATACAACCAGTTGGAAATTGAGGCTTACTACTCAGAAATGACAGAAGCTGAATACTACGAACTACAAATGTACTGCAATGATTTTTAATTTTTTTGTCAATAATTGTCAGGTCACAATGGAGTTAAAACACAAATACAATCCAAAGGCTGACAAGCATACTTTTGACTTTCAAAGTATTCATGTAGATGGAATTTTTTACCCAGATGTCGATGATGCTTTACTGATTTTAGATATATCAATTTTTGACTTTTCAAATATAGTTTTAAATCAATTTTTTTCACTTAATTAAATACACATTATGCACTCTCACACATTTATCGAAAACGGACACGAGGTATTAGTTACCGCTGAATTTGAAAAAGGTTATCCAGCTACAAGATACCAACCTGGTGAACCTAATTTTTGGGTTATCGAAGAAATCTATATTGATGGCGTAGCGGTTGAAAACGTAGACTTTGTTGCTCAGATTTTAGGAATGCAGTCTTATAGACAGTTTGAACTTGAGATCAACGATATGTTCAACGATGTACATGCTGACTGGGTTAATTATATTCTTTATAACATTAAATCAATTTAATCATGAACACAACACACTTAACATCTGATTACTTTCAGAGCGAACAAATCACGGAACTTATTCCTGCATTGGTAAAATTTCAAATTGCTTTTGATAAAGCAAGTCTCAAGAAAGATGCAAAAAATGATCATCTTAGAAATCAGTATGTCAGTTTAGACAATCTTTTAAATGTGATCAGACCACTACTATATGAGAATGGTTTGGTAGTGGTACAACAGTTAGCAGGTGAATACATGACAACTGTTTTATATCATGCTTCTGGTCAGTTTATCGGTGCTAATATGCCATTCAACCCTATGAACGGCAACAAGGGTACAAATGCACTTCAAGAATTAGGCGGTGGCATTACTTATGCTAAGCGTTACTCACTTGGTGCATTACTACAAATATCAGTCGATGTCGATACTGACGCCAATAACAGTCCTATCCAAAAAGAACAATTGACAAAGAGCAGTAAGAAAAAAGTAGAGACCATTGCACAGCTTAATAAGATAGTTGACTGGATAAGTGAAGACCTATCTCGCAAAGATAAACTATCAGATTACTATCTTTTAGATGCTGGTCAAATGCAATGGATTGAAGGAGAACTACAAAATAGGTTCTAATCGTTACAAAAATAAGCCTATTTTAAAAGATAAATACTTTTCGATAGGATTATATAGATAATAAATTAAAATAGCACAAATCAAAGATTTTATGATAGATATAAAAAGTAAAAAGTTAATCTATGACCAGATAATGGAATACTGCAAAAAAAACAATATTAAGATCAAAGACTTTTATAGTAGTATTGAGATAACTGATGTTGGATTTCGTAAAACTTGGTCAAAGAAAAATCCAAAGAGTATAGAGACGTTAATCGATATTATTAACTTTATAGACAAAAATAAAAATGATTGATATAATTTTCTGTATAATAGTAATGGGTTCACTTTGTTGGTATTTTAAATTCTTTGAAGATGAATCATAAAAAGTATTTAGGAAAAAATGTTTATCATATACTATCAAACGATATAGTCTATCTTATAGTTAATTTAAACTATGTTTATAGTCATACTGGAGCAGAAGACCAGAAGGTTTATAAGCATCACAATTTTGTCAAGTCTAAGCTGTTATACATTGAATTAGTTGATCATCCAATTTTTGGTTGGTACTACCATTGTGACAGTAGGGGTAAAAACATCTGCGATAGTCGCTATGCCAAAAAATACTTTGATAATATAGAAGACTGTAAAAAATATTTAGGAAAAACTTTAAGAAAGTTAGGATATTAAAATATAATATTTTATTTTTGTGAATCGAAATGATTGTCTGGAAGCAATCAGATAAATTTATAACAGCCTCAGGGGTTAGTATGTCTTCCAGCATATTAACTTTTCTGGGGCTAATTTTTTTTATATATATGAATATAAGAGTTAATAGAAAATCTTACACTACACTTTCAAATTATCCTATATCTGATGGAAATTTAAGTGCTATTTCATTAGGAATATTTTGCTATATAATGAGTAAACCAAACGGTTGGAAAGCGCATAAGAATGAAATTTATAAAAGGTTTCAAGGTGCAAGTATAAGTACATCTAAAAATGCTATTGATCAGGCATTTAAAGAATTAGTATCTTGTGGTTATGTTCAAATAAAAGCAGTAACTACAACAAATGAGAAAGGTCAAAAAATATTTAATGGTAAAGAGTATGTTTTTAATGAAGAACCAAATATAAAAGATTTACCGAAGTCAGAAGATTTTGGTAGTTCGGAAATATCCGACATCGGTAATTTAGGATGTTCGGAAATAATACCACATATAATAAAAACTGATTTAATAGTAAATACTAATAATATAATAAATAATGAAAATGATAAATTTATTTCTTTTCCTTTAAATTTTTCTCATGA